GGAATTTATTCGCCATCTTGCGCCACGCTACACCCGCGTAAACACTTGATTGTTTGCTCTTCGCAACGCCTGTAAATGGCGCTATTTGATACTATCTAGTAACAAATCAGAAACAACACGAATTGTTTACTCCGCAAGCTCCGCGTCAGAATAATCCGGTGTCTCCGTGTCCTTCGAAGCGTCCCATCTGCCTTCTCCGTCTACGCGGTAATAAATATATCCGCGTCCCGGCGCGATCGTCTTTTCCGAGCGGATATAGGCGTTCTTCGCAAGCAGTCCCGTCTTCGTCAAATAATATTGCTCGCCATTATAATCAAGCCACTGCCCTGCGAGCATTCCGCCATCTTCGCCCAGGTAATACCAACCGGTTTTATCCTTGAACCATCCTTTTATCAGCGCTCCCGCATTGTCAAACACATACCATCTTCCGTTGATATATGCCCACTCTCCTGCGAGTTTTCTTCCGTTCTCATCCGTGTAGTACCACACGTTGCCGTTCTGCTCCCATCCCGTATGCGCATTACGTCTGTGAAGCATACACGCAGAATAGGCCACCCAGCTTACAAAAGACTGACACCACGGCTGCCCGTTCAGACCGTTTCCCATCCATGCTCCGTACTTTGTGTAATTTCCCGCTCCCGGGTTCGCGTCCTTGCTCTCCAGCTGCGAATTGCTTGCCTTCTCAACGTAGCCAATCTCTTTCATCGCCACTTCAATCAATTCGTCTACTGTGCATGTGTCCTCGCCATACTCCGGGCGCCCGAATCCTGCGATCAGATTCTTTCCGCCCACTTCGCTTTCATGGAAAACGTATCGCTTTCTCGCCACGCTTCCGCCATCTCTCGAAAACCTCTTCCCCGGCGCCGTGTTCCCCTCTACTGTTTCAATCGCATATACGCCCAGCGCATACTCTACCGTAAGCACAAATCCCACATGTGCAATGCGCCACATGGACGCATGGTAGAAATACACCACGTCTCCCCGATTCGGCCTCTTATACAGTCTCCCTTTCTTTTCAAAATAGCTCTTCCCCGTCGGCGTGTATGCCGTGTATCCGCCGCAAAGCAACTTCTGTCCTGCCTGATATGCGTTCATTCTCGCTTCCCTCCTGCTTTCTATTTTGCCTTCTGTCAAAAAAGCGGACACCTCGTTTCCGTGTCCGCTGCGGGTTCCGTTCCCGCTCAGTGATCGTTAAATTTCCCCGCTGCTTCCAGGCTGTTCATATTACCTTCCAGCGCCTCAATCCTCGCCATTAACTCGGATAACTCGCGCAGTAGCTCCATGCCTTTCTGCGTTCCGGAAGCACCGCCTTCCGAACCTCTGTTGCTGTCCGCAAGCCCCTCGCCGAAGCAATACGCCAGCACCGTCGCCACAAGGCCAAGGATTGACGTCACCTGTTTCGCCGCGTCTTCTCCCGCTCCGAAGTAGACCATGATATTAAACACAATTCCAATCACGGCCATAATGAACTTACGGCTCGTAAGCTTTCTAATCAGTTCCTCTCTGCTCATTTCCTGTCCTCCCTCTTTTCTCTCTCCGAAAAACTACGTTTTCTCATACATTCTTGATAGCGTTCCATTATGCAATGCGCCGTCGTGTTCGTTATATGGTTTCGGAAGTTTGGATGCTCTTGGCAGTAGTTGTCATAAGCATCAATATCCATTACCACTTGGTCGAAGCTGTCTTTGGAATGATATCTCCCGTCCTGCAATTCATCCCCAAATCGTAATATTCTTACTCTTGCCGCAATCGCCCTCGTTTCAAGGTTTGCCTCAGCCGCGGCATCCACCTTGTCCGATAGCTCTGCTAGCGTCCGCTCCACACCGCTAACGCGCTCTGTCACCCCGCGATTCAACTCATGCCCCAGGACCCGCACAATCGCTGACCATGGTTTCTTTCCCTCCGGCAGCAATTTCTCTGCCGCCGTTAGGATTCCCACAATCAGCCATCCCGCCGTATTTAACAGGGTATTAATGTCTATCAGGCGCGCAATCTCATCCCACTTCAATCCTCGCCCTTCCGGCTCGCGTTGCTGTCCGTCGCCAAGTCTTCGCGGCCCATTGCCTTGAGCGCCGCTGCAACGCCCGCCTTCAACCGCTTCGCGATCTCGTCAAACGTCATTTTTCCCGCAATGATCAGCTCCGCAATCATCTTGTGGATTGTCTTCACCTTACTCATTCTTCCTCTCCTTTCATCGCTTCGTTAATTGCACGCATCATATCCGCCTTGAGCTCTTCCCGCATTTCATCGCTTCGCTTAATAGCGTTCTGTAACTGCACCTGTAGCGTCGCAGGCGTTTCTGACATGACCGGCACCGGATTCTCTCCGCTCACATCCACCGCGTCCACTCTCATCCCGTCCGGGACGTCAAGGATCAATGCCTCTACATGCTCAACGTCACACTCTCCCGTTACCGCGATCACTTCCCCTGTGCGTCCATCAAAAATTACTGTTTCTTTCATGCCCCTCCTTTCGATTATGCAATCAGCTCTACGCGCTCCAGGCGCGCAGTGAAAACTGAGTTTGCCCCTTTTTTACGGAAATTACTTCCGTGCGCGGCGACTACTAAAAAGCCCTGCTCCGCCACGCCGTCCAGCGGGATATCTAGCGTCACTCGACCGCTCTGTGTCCGCTGTCCGCTGACAACTTTCTCCCGTATGGGCGCCAGTGTGCGATTTCCCCGCGCTCCGTTGATACGCGAGAATCCCGCCCAGACATTGACTCCGTTGCCGTGCGGCATGATAACGGCATTGGTGGAGTACGATACCGTGACCACCGCCCGTCTAAATGGCAGCAGAGCCACACTCGGAGTCAGTACCCAGAGAGCTATGGCGGGCTCGCCGCCGCCCGAAGTTGTTCCGCCTATCGCGCTTACCACCTCGGCCGAGCGTGCAGGGTTCATTCCGGCGCTCGTACCGAGAGAGTACCGTGCGCGAGTATTTATCGACCCTTCCGCCCATCCCGACATGTGTACTCCGTCAAAATGGGCTCCGTCAAAAGGGACGCAGGACGCCGCGTAATCTACCATGGTACCCGACACGCCTAGTATCGAAACCCCTGCGCGTACATTGTGCGGCAATAACGTCGGCGCAGGCGCTTGTGCCCACATTATGTCAGGGTTTATGTGTGCTCCACCCGGCATACGCATGAATACAACTCTTCCCCGTGCTCCATAGTCTCCCGCAAAAGCCGTGTTCTCATACGCATCCATGACGCCTTGCCCGCCGATATCTCCGGAACGCACCCAACTCTGAATTGCGCCTTCAAATTTCAGACCATATTTACTCGTAGCTGTCGCGCCTTGCAATAGCTGCTCGCGTACTGCGTTTCCAAGCGCCTCATAGTCCATGCAGATATGAGGCTTGTTGTCCCCTCTTGTGTAATAGGCGCTTCGATACGGCAATTCCATCCAGAACGTCCTTGCATTTCCGTCGATGCCATACCACTCCGTAATGTTCCCGCGCGCTCCCGCCGCGTCAGTAACAACTACCGGTATATTTCCATCCACACGCCGTCCGTTCACCCAGCCGCCTTTTCCCGCAAGGATATCGCCTGGTCCCGCATTTCCCGGCGTCTGTTCCGCCAACGTCGCCGCCGTCACTTCTCCGATCCCGTCATGATATCCCTTCGGAATTGCCACCCGCTCCCCGGCGCGCAAGTTCTTTCTAAGTGCCCCGTGGTTTGGCATTCCGCCAACTCCGGCCTCATCGTCTGTATCCGCTCCCACATACAACGCTCCCAAAAGAACCTTGTCCGCTGTCGCCGTTAAATCCTCGGATGCCGCTCCGCCACCTCCACCGCTCTGCATTACAATTCCATCCGCCATATCACACCCCCTTTCCGAGCAGCTTGAATGCCATTCCCGGCTGCTTCATGCACTCAATTTCAACGCTTCCGTTCATCGTGCGGACCCGCTTAAGCGCAATCTTTCTAAGCCGCTTGGCTCCCGCTTCATCCACCGAGTCGTTCAGGATCCCGAAGCAAGGCGCGTACTCTGCCTTCATTCCTTGCACCGCCACCGTTCTCTTGTATGGAAAACTCCCGCTCCACCCGTCCGCCGGAACGTCAATCACCCACTGCCTTGCGCTCGCATCCGCTTTATCCTCGGCGCGCTGTGCTCGTGTCTTGTTATCCGCCGCCTGGATCCTGTTCGCCTCCACCTTCTCGCTTAACTCGCTCAAATCTCGCGCCGTTGCGTAAGCGCTCATTTCATACTGAATTTTGACGCTCTCGGCATTTCCCAGCGCGAGAATGAAATCAATCGTGTTTGAAAATGGATGCCCGCTCGCATATTCTGGAACAAACTCCTCTTTTCCCTGTTCTGCCACCGCAATGGCGTATAGAACCTCCGTTCCGTTCTCAGGCTTGGCGTAAAGCCCAATCTCGCGCATGTAATATCCCTGTGCGACCGTGCTTCCGTCCTGATTTACATTGCTGATTACAGCTCTGACAATGAGTCCCGTCTGACTGCTCTTTGTAACGCCGGACACCGCAAAGCTCTGTTCGCGCGCTTTTAATCCCTGCCTCGTTTTCAGGCTTTCCGTCAGCCCATACTCTCCGCTTCCGCTCTCAACCTTGGTGAAAACGATTTTCTTCGCTCCGGAAAGCGCCTGCCGCGCGAGTATCACGCCTGCTTCTGTAATCTCAACCTTTCTGTATTTCGCCACTTCTTAACCTCCGCTTGGCTCCAACACCTCTGCCGCTGCCTCGCCGAGCGCCGCGCCAATATACGCATTGCCTACGGCTGTGTCTCGCGTCTTGATCTTTCTGATATGTGACGACGCATTCTTGATTTCTTCTATCAGCCTGCCGAAGCTCTCATGCTTCTCTGCCGTCAGCGCTTCCTCTGTCGTGATTGTGATATCAAAGTTCCCTGTGTCCCGTTCGTCTTCCGGAAACTCAAACCACTCTTCCACGTCTGCTTGTCCAAAAAGCAGATTTGACAGCATTACCACCGCGCTCTTTGTGCCCGCTCGCATTTTGATTTTCATTGCCTCTTTCAAAAGCTCACGTTTCTTCTGAACGCTGAACTCTGCCCTGTAGTATGTGACCTTCCACTCTTTTGCCAAATAGTCCAGTACCGTCTCCGGCACCCCGTCCAAGTCGGCATAAACACCTATTCGCGCCGCGGCATTCAGCATTCCTTCGACCGTATGCCTAAGTGCATAGGAAAGCGCTTGTACATCTGTATCCTCTGAAAAAATCGGCGGCAATAGGTTCTTAAGCTCGCCTCCCCTGTAATCAATCATCTTCAAGCCCTCGATAGCTAACCGTTTTTCTAAGCAGAACCGCCACTTCGTCCCGTCCAACCGCCTTGAACTCCGGGCTTTTTATAATTTCAACGCGCTTTGCTCCCGCCTGCACCATCAAACAGCGCAGCCTATCCGGAACAATGTCTCGGCCTATCTTTGTTTTTTGCCAGTTCACATAGGCTTCCACCGCCTCGCCCACATTTTTCTGAATTGTCTCTGCGCGACCCTCATCGCTTCGATTGATCCAATACGCAACGTCAATGCTGTACGTCGCCTGTTTCGGCGCGCTCACGGTTATTTTGTCCGTCAGCATTCTCACATCATCCCGCGACAAGTAATTTTTAAGATTCTCTATGTACTCTGTCGAAGGAATCACCCCACCCTTCTGCAAGGCAACCACCGCTACTTCATTTGCCCTTGGCGAAAAAATTGCTACGTCCTCAAGCGTCGAATCGTACTGAATCGCATGATATTGATACGCCTCCAGGCTTCCCGCCGTCGTGTAGCCCTCCGGGGCCATGTATATGCGCTCTCGCAGTTCATCGTCTGTCTCGATATCCTTGCCGCCCGCCGGAAGCGTTGTGTTCTGCACCGCATCCACATACGGGATAACGTCTACCATTCGACTTATTTCTCCAAGCGCATAGTTGTTCGTGATTATTCCGGCGCTTTGGCACCTCGCTTTTACTGTGACCTCAGTCTCACCGGCTGCAATCTCTGCGTAATCCAGCGTTTCAAACACCACGCTATCCCCGGCTGTCACTCGACTCCCTTTCGGTACCGGTATCGTACTATCGCGGCTTTGTCTCAGCGAAAACTTTAGTGACACCGATGCACCGGCCGCAGGATTCCTGCTTACACCTTTCAACGCGCCAAGGTTTTCCAGGTACTTGCCTTCCGCGTACTTAAGCAGATTCATTTTCCCCGCGCGGTCTATCATCACAAATCCCTGATATAAATAATAGGCGCAGGCATCCAGCAATAGCTTCTCTCGATCCGTCGCTCGAAATTGTTTTACTTTTCCTGTCGCCTCAAAGTATTCTTGCTTATACAGCGCTTCCATGTTTTCAAGCAGACGTGGCAGTGTCATTCCGTCGATAAACGAAAGCTCTGGATACTTTTTCAAATTATCCGTTTTCCCCATGTTCAAGCCCTCTCAACTTCAATTCTTGCCACCCGCTCCCCGTCTTTATCTTCTGCGAACTTGACTTCCCGTATTTCAATCTCCGGAATGTACTCCGCCGCTTTCAGGATCAATGCTGTTGCATACTCTGTCTCAAGCTCTTCCTGCGGCAAATCCAGATTTGACCATGAAATCCCAAAATTGCGATTGCATGGCAATGTTCCTTCCGGAACTGATAAAAGCAACTCAAGTCCTCTTAGGATTTCCTGCATTTCCTCATCCCGTTCGCTCGTTATATATTCCGTTCTCATGCGGCCTCGCCCTGCCTCTCTCAGCTATATTCACTCATTTCAACGTCTATCTTCAACGACAAAATCTTGCCCCCTACAGTCACAATTTCGTAGCTCGTTGACATTGAAGTAATCAGTCCATTTTTGAGAATGCAGCGCCCACCAATTATCAGCGGATAATACTCTCCCCGCTGCATTGCCTTCCTGATTTCGTCCTCTACGCGCACCGGCTTCCGGCAAAGCATCGCGTTCAGTTCCATCGTAAAGCGCACGCTTTCTGTTCCTGGACCTATGAACTGTAGTCTCGGCGCTCCATAGAGAACATTGTGCCCTTCATACTGAATCGGACTCGTTCTGCTCATACCGTTCTGGAACGTAAGCACCTTCTGCCCGGAAACTTGGAATCGAATCACCTTTCCCCAACTTCCAACCTTCATTACGCGCCCATTGCCTCCACTCTCTCGGCCAGTTTTTTCAAATCAATCTTCTTACCGCCCGCCGTATATTTGACCGCTTCCGCCTCGGCCATAAGCTCGCCGTCCTTTACGCCAAGCGCCGCCTTCGGCACATTTCCAAAGGCTGAAACTCCGCCTAAAATCACTCCGCTCTCTTCGCTGTTTGAGAAATACAACACCACAACAAGCTCTTCTTTCTCAAAGCGCTGCGCAATCCCAAACGGTGCGAATATAGGAAAATGCTTTGTTGCGTTCTGCCCTCTGTCCGGATAATAAACCGAGGCAGTGCCGCTCCCTGCGTCAAATGTGCTTATTCTTCCGAGTCTTATATTGTCCACTGCCTCTTCCCCTCACAGTCTGTTGAATACCTTGTATCCCGTCACGTTACAGCTGTAGCGCCCGCCGCTTATATTGTGCGTTACGCTTTGCGTGAAATACTTCCCGTCAATTACGCCTACTCTGTCAATCAGAAAATTGTCCGATGCATAGAGTATGGTCTGCGGAAAAACTGTAAGATTTATCGTTTCAGCCTTTTCGTTCGCCTCGTTTACACGGGCAATTGCAAGTTTCCGCGCTTCCTCTTCATCTTTTACGCTCTGATTGATTTTGAGCATTCTCTCTTCCGTTCCCACCTTCACGCTTATTGTCTTTGGCTCGCTATCCTTGCCGCCGCTCTGCGTGTATTTCAGCTCCGCTCCCGTGTATGTCCCACATAGCGTTTTGTTGTAGGAAAAACGCTCAATCCCAAATCTCGTAAACAGATACTTAAATCCACGCCCCTCGTATACCTTTTTGCTGAAAATCACAAGCCCCGTCTTGTAGACTTTGAGGCATAGCCCCTGCTTGTCGCATAGCCGTTTCAAAAAGGCGCTATCACTCTCGTTCTCCTGTTCCACCGCTTCCAGCACGGTCTCTTCCCCATACCAAAAAAGCTTCTCCATGCCGTATCGCGCCATAATTTCCTGCGCCAGTTGTTTAAGTGTCACGTTACTCCAGCTTTCCGAACGCGGCACAGAATTAAAGCCTTCATCCGCCGGCATTGATACCGCTCCTATCGTCACTGTGCAGGCCGCATCCTGATTGATCGTGATATCGTCTATCACAAATTTCCCCACATGATAGCTCTGCATATCGGAATTGCTCTCCCAGTGCTCCAGTAATATCGTCAGGTCTACCTCATGCCCTTGCTCTGGTAATGCCGCCTTCCCTTCCAGCCATTTCAAATCTCTGTCTTCCAGCGTGATCCTCACGTCGTCCGACCGTCCCTCTGCGTTGTCTGTATAGGCTATAGACAGTACCTTCTCGGAAAGCTTTGTGTCCTGTCCGTCATACAGAAGCGCTACCCGCGCGCGTCTTGCTCTCCCCAAGAATTACCTCCCTGAAATTAAATGCGTCATCCGCGGTGTCTTCTCCGTAGTCTCGCGCTGTATTGCTTCCCACGTCCTCCGGCACACTCAAAATAACTCCCGCCGGGAATACCAGGTAATCCAATGCGGCGAAATTCGCCTGCATCAGATCACCTGCTCTTCTTTCGTCTCCCCAAATCTTCCGCGCCACAATATCGAATGTTTCGCCGCTCACTGTCTCATATTGTCTCAAAACGCCGTCCGAGCCTCCCTTCTTTGATGCTGCCGCATAAGGTCCTCAAAGCGTGCTAACAGCTCCTGCCCCGCCGCCTCAACTTCGTTCCTGTCAGCGTTGCCGCTTACGTTGATTGTCAGACTGATATTTGTCGCCGTTGTCTCCGCGCCGTTTCCTTGTGCCGCAAGCCGTCGTCCAGTCTCTTTGTAGAGCGCCGCCGCCCGCGCCGACCCATTGATCGGGATAATCGCCTCCGCGTCTCCCGCCTCAGCCACTTCAGTGATAATCGGGCTGTCATAGATTCCGCCGTGTGCATTCTTTTTCAAGAATCCACCAAACAGCTTTGACACATTCAGCTTCGGCGGTGTTTGTGACTTGTTTCCACCTCCAAAACTCTTTCCGCCACCGCTTTGTCTCGGTTGCATGGATTCTTTTTGTATTCCACCGAAGCTAATCCCTCCGCCGCCGTGGTTGCTGAATTGCGCGGCTGGAATGTTTGGCAATGCCCCCATCGTCACATGGCTTGTATCAATCCGGATATCCGGAGCAATCACAAACGGCGAGCTTGTTGCTGCAATCTGAAATGCGGTCCTCATATTGTTCGCCGCCGGAACGGCGCTCTTCATAAAGAACCCGCTGTTTAACTTTGAATTCAATCCCGCATTTAGGTTTGTCCCCAGGCTATCCGCAATCGTTTCTCCGTACTCTTTGCGTTCCCGCATTCCGCCTGAAATGCTTTCTTTGATTGCCTTCGGAATCCCCTTCACGCTGTTAAGAATCGAAACCTGTTTCTCTGATCCATCAAACAGCGTTCCTATTTTTCTGTATATCGCATCCTTGTCGCCAATCAATGTGTCCAGGTTGTTCGCAAGGCTGATTGCCTTTGCCGTTTCCGGATCTACTTTTAACCCTCGCTTCAATGCCTCATCACGCGCCGCTCGTAGTTCCTCAATTTGTGGCTCAATTGCCCGCCGCAAATCTTGAAGGTTTTTCACCTCTGCGTTAGTAAGCGTCTCGCCCACTGTGTATTGCGCCGCGCTCACGCTCTCCTGCAAATACTCGGCGTAATACTTCGACGGATCACCACGCTTACTCGCCTTCTCCCATGCTTCCTGCTCTGCTTTCGCCAGTGCGTCCGCAAGTCTTTCAGAAGCCTCTGCATACTTTCCGTTGTCAGCCCGCATAATCGCTTCAATGCTCGACGTGACGCTTGCCGCTGAAATACGGTTTCGCTCGGCAATATACTGATTGCGCGCCTCCGCTGTCGCTCTTTCATAGTCTTCCGCGCTGACAAAGCCGCTGCTACCCGCCGCAATCTTCCCGCTTGCTGAATCAGCCCTCTGCTTTTCCAGTTTTCCTTGCGTATACTCGTAGGCTTCCGATAGATTTCCAAGCGTTCCCTTCGTTGTCTCGTTCAAATCCGCGTATAGATTTTTCAAGCTGTCCGGAGTTAGCTGCTGTCCACCCTTTGCCAGCACATCCTCAACCAATCGGCGCTGTTTTGCCTCTGTCACATAGCGCGTAATACCATCCGTAATCTTCTGGTACTCCTGAATCTTTGCTTCAATGACCTCTGCTTCATGGCTGTCAATCGCGCCGTCTTTGATTGCTTCCGAGTAAATCTGCCCGAGCTCTTCGCCCTTCGCTCTTATCTCTTCACCAATCTGATCGTTGTAGCCTTTGAATCTGTCAATCAGCGACTTGCCTTCCTCACCGTCTCCAAACAGCGCCCGCACATTGGTTGCATCGGTATAGCTCGCCTCTCCGGCAATACGCAGGCCGTCTGCAATCATGGTCTCAATGTTTTTCCCGAGTGATTCCGAGTCTTCCTTCGTGAATTCCAGCCCACTCTTCACTTTGAAAAGCAAGTTCTCGCTTTCTCTTGCGATCTCTGCAATCGCTTTGCCGCTGTTTTGAAGCTCCGATATCCGCTCTACCGAGTCTGCAAGCTTATCAATCGTCCCTTCGCCGATAATGCGTTTTGATACCTCATGCAATTCTTCTTCAGACAGGGCAATGTCTCCAAACGCCTTGTCAAGCGCAGCCTTCTTCGCCATATCCGAGGCGATTTTATACTTCGTCATTACCGCCGCCAGCACTGTGGCTGCCGTTCCCATGAGCAAAATCGGACTTGCAACCGGATTGCTAAACAGCTTCGCGATTGCCATGAACTCTTTACTCAGCTTACGCGCGCCCACCGCAGCATGTACCGCAGTAATTCCGCTCGCAACTCCTACCAGTGCCCCCACCGTAGAGTCCTTGTTTTCCACAAGCCACTTTCCAAATGACATCATCGGCCTTACGAAGTTCTGTATCTCTTCTCCTGCCGCCTTTACTTCTCGCTTTATTGTCGGATAAAGAATCCCTATCTTGTCCGAAACATTATCCGAAAACTTATAAACCTCTCTTGTAGCGAACTGAGTTGCTTCGCGAATTGGTTGCGCAAAACCTTCATTTGCTCTGATTCCCGCATCCTGCAAAGCGCTCTCAAGAATCTTAAAATCGCCCCACTGGTTGTTCATACGGGCCTTTGCCATCTTGTTAAGTGCACCGTATGAATTGTTAATATCTTCTTGTAATGCGTCCCACTCTGACCTTCCGTCTTTCAGCACCGTGTTCAGACCCATCAACATGTCTCCCAGCGCGGCAAGATTCCGTTTCCCGCCGAGTGCGGATAACGCCGCATTACGCTGCTCATCGTTCATTCCTCTTGTCGCTTCGTTGACAAGCTCAATCGTTTCTCTCAGCCCAATAAAATTTCCTTGCTGGTCGAATGCCGAGATTCCAAGCTTGTCCATCATCTTTCCGGCCTCTCCCGCCCCTGTCGTCAGATTGACCAGCACGTTTCTCAACGCAGTTCCTGCCTCTTCCGCCTTTAATCCTTTGTTTGCCAGAATGCCGAACGCAGTCGCAGAGTCCTCAATCGAAACATGCAGTCCGTTTAATTGCGCACCCGCTTTGATATACGCCTCAAGTAATTGTTCCGCTGTTTGCGCCGAGGTGTTATTTGCCTTTGCAGTTATGTCCAGGAAACGCCCAAGGTCTTTTGCTTCTGTGCCCGTCGCCGCCATTGCATTCGTCACCAGCTCACTCGTTCGCGCAAGGTCTAAGTTCGTTGCTTCTGAAAGTTTCAGGACGCCCGGAAGAGAACTGATTGACGTATTCACATCCCATCCCGCGAGGGCCATGTACTGCAGCGCGTCCGCCGACTCCGTGGCCGTCTTCGTTGTCTGCCTTCCCCACAAAAGCGCTGCCGTTCTCGCCTTATCGTATTGTTCCTGCGTTGCGTCAGCCGTAGCAGACCATTGATCCATGTGCTTTTCAAATTCCGACCCAACGTCATAGGACTTTTTAAGTGCCGCCGCTGTTGTTGCCCCAGCCACTGCAGCAACCTTTATACCCGCCGCCGCAAGCCCCTTTGCCTTGCCCCACACTTTTGCTTCCGTCGTTTCAAAATCATGCTCGAAAGCCTTCATCTGTCGCTTGGTGTAACTCACGGAAGTTTTCAGCGACGGGTCCACCGCTCCCAGAATTTTGATTAGAAAATCATATTGTGTTTGTTTGCCCGCCATTCTTATCCCTCGCTCAGCTCAAGCAGCGTCTTCGACCACTCCAAAAGCTCGTCAATTCTCATTCTGTAGAAAAACTCAATTCCAGTCCTAAGCCGCAGCGACATTTGAATAATTATCTTCCGCAGCTCTGCCGCCGAATTTCTGCTTAGGCCTGCCCGTAGAAAAAAAGCGTCACAACCCTGCGCAAATTGATAGAATCTCTCGCGCTCATGTTATTCAGCCAGTGATATGGCTTCCGGTTAATCTTGCACGCAAATAGCATTGCGTACCTTCTTGTGATTTCCGGATGCATCCCATCTGCGCTCACATCTCCCATTCTGCTTGCCTCTAGGTCTACCTCGCACAAATCTTCCGACTTTGCGTCCGGCATCCCCGACAAGTCAATTGCATCATAGGTCTCACCCTCAAACTCAAACGGGACCTCCAAATTCAGCATGTATTCTTTCTGAACCTCTGTGTTCTCTCCCTTGCTCTTCTCCGCTCCTGCGCCACTCTGCTTTCTCATCTCTTAACCTCTCCTTCCCTCTCCATTTGAAAATAAGCCGATGCCGCACTTGCAGCACCGGCTTTTCTTTTCGCCTTGATTCTTAGCAACAATCCCGGATTGCCTGCATCATATCCACACCATCGACAATGTAAATCTGGTTGATCTTGTCAACCTCGAAAAGTTTGTCATCGCCCACCGTAATGGAATAACGCGTCGCCGAAATCTTTAACGTCGAACCCATCGGGTTCCCAAGCTGCAGGCTTCCCGGCGTTACCGCCGTTACCGCACCGCCGACCACAATTTTCATCGGCGCGTAATCTCGCGTACCGTTTCCCTTGTCAAATACCTGCGTTGCGGCTCTCAGCACAATCTCGCACTTCTTGTTTGAGTTCGACAATTCCGCCACCTGTGGAGTTAATGCCGTGAACGGCAGTTCCATCGTGATATTCTGCGTGTAACCGGCAACCGGTACTTCAAACTCGCCGCCCAGGCCTGCCCCGCTGATTGTAGCCGTCATGTGCGATATCTCCGGCAACGTGACCGTTGTCGTAACGCCAATCAGATTCTCGCCCGTCTCTCCGGAATACGCCTTGTAATTGTTGATTACCTCAGGAAGCATATCCCGCGTGATTTTATTGATCATTAATTTTCACCTCCAGAAAGCGCCTCCGTAATCAGCTGCGGATTGAAGCTGATACGGTTTACAATGTGCTTCGCAACCGGATAGAACGCGAGCTGTGTATCAAACACCACATCGCCGTTCATGATTGCCTCCGTCGTGTTCAGTTTCTCATCGTAGCTGATCCTGCAGCCGGACGGGATATAGCCGCTCGATGCCAACGAATTCAAAAACTGGTTCTCCGCGTCCACAAAAGCCTCAACCGTTCTTCTGGATGCAGGATCGTCCACTCTGTCCTTGTACGCCAAGACAAAACGGTTTCGATACCAGTTCATCATTCGGCGATTGGAAATATAGCGGTCCTTTCCCGTCGTAATCTCAGGAAAGCCAGCATTCTCATTGCCCCAGGACTTCCAGCCCTGATCATTGATAGCCGTCACCACACCGCAGGAGTTCACAAAAGCCGCCTGTGTATTGTCCAGGTACACTTCCTTGCCGTCTGCAAGACAAGTTGCCGTGATCCCCAGATTCTTGTTCGACGGAGACTTGTACGGCACGTCGCCGTTCTCCGCGTCCAGAAACGCCGCGTGTGCCGCCCAAACAACGGAGTAGTCATATACCTTGCCCTTGTACTTGACGCACGGCCAGACCACAACTGCGTTCTTGTCCGTAACGCCAAGCTGCTCCTTCGCCTTCTTCACGTCCGTATATTTCTTGCACGCATCCGTATCCAGATCAATCACCGCGATTGCGTTAAAAAGGCCGTTCACCTCTTCCGTCTTTGCCGTCATTACCGCCGCAACCTTTGCCTTCTTCGACCACTTCGGGCAGACAAGCGTTCCGAACACATAGCCAGTCTTCGGGTAAATCTGTCTCACAACCTCAAGGCCGCTCTCCGTGCCGCTCTCCGCATGATAACCGCCAATAATATCATCTTCTGTTACCGCCGCGGGATTCAACATATCCGCCGTTACGCTTACAGTCGTCTGCGTAGTCAGGAAGGAAATAGACAGATAGCCCTCCTCTGTGAAGTCCAGCACATAGTCTGTGTCCAGCGTAAGCGCTCCACTCGTGCCGCTCACCACCACACTCGACTTGATAATACCTGTCTTCTTGACCACAAACAGGCTATCCTGCGCGGTGCCGCTTTCCGTCGGCATGGTCGTCTTGTGTTTTGCCGGATCCAGAACGTTAATGAAAATCATCGGCGAAACACCAAACTTCCGGAAGCTCACGTCCATCGCCTCACAAAGCGTGTAATTCGTGTAGTCTTCAAGAAAGCCCAGCTTTCGCTTCGCTTCCTCAAACGTCGTGCAAACAATCGGCGCGTTTACCGTCGCCGCCGGATCCTCCGCCATGTTTACCGGCGCGGTGCCAACAACTACCTGTAAACCTGCAATCGCCGTCTGCGGCGTTGCAATGTTCAGATCCCGCTCGCGGGTCTCAATCTTGTGGTAATATTTCATCCCTTCACTCCTCCCTGTCTCTTAATGCCTTGTATGCGAGCTGCATTGCCGTCCCCTCGCGCTGCAGCTTTTTCCGCGCCTCCGGCAACTTCGAAATCGGCACAAACAGCAATACCGCTCTCGGCGTCATTCCCTGCACTTTCAGCGCCCTGTCGTCCAGTCTCCCATCCGCAAACACAGTATTCTGTGCGATTCCGCCTTTCGCGGGACCAATGTAAATCAGCGCCTCGTTGTCAGCTTCTTTCTTTGACTTTCCGCGCGTTGCCGCTTCTGCCTTGCCGGTCTCCACGGCTACTGTATCAAAATCCTTAACCTCTACCTCTGCTCCGCTCCCTACCGTGTTCTTATCGTCTCTCTTCTTGTCTTCCTGCTCTCTCACTCAGCACCACTCTCCTTCCAGTTCTCGCTGCGTCCCGCGTATATAGAACTCTGTGACCGTGACTCCGAAATAATACGGGTGTGTGTCTTCCTCAGCGATTTCTGATTTGAAAATGCTGTTGTTCCGGTACGCATGATCCATTAGCGGATCCTTCATGAATCGCTCCGTGACCCTCTGCATTATATTCAGCAATCCCTCGTGCCCTCGCCTTCCTGTTCCGCTGTCATAAAGGCACAAAATAATCGCAAATCTCACCCGCTGTTCCTCATTGGGGCCTTCCGTCTTGACGTTGTCAATTTTGACATTGCACCACGGCGCGGCGATTAGCGCGTCTTCGGTCTGCAAGCTCTTGAATTCAATTGAATCGTCCTCGTCTTCGCCGAGTCCCTTTACATCCCACGCCGCAATCGGCAAGTTCTGCATGTAGACCCTCATCGTGGATTCTATCTTCTCCTCCGCCTGCCCGCTCGCTGCGTCCTCAAACAGCATCTCCTTTGTCAGTTTCGCAATCTCTTTGGCCAACGCTCTTTGACAATGAAAGATTGTTCCGCCGCCCCCCATCGTTCCAGCCATTTCACGCGCCTCTCTTCACTCTTTTTATGCTTTTCCTGCCTTCTCAAGCGCCTTTTGCAAGCTCTTCGCGCATTGCTCGCTGTAGAATTTTGCAATGTTGTCCCGCTCTTCTCCGAATACCCTTCGGCTTTTCGTCATCATCATATCTGACGAACCGAGAATCTGATTGATTGGATATCTCGAAGCTCCTTCTCTCTGCGCAAGCGCTATGTGCCCGCTCTTAAACTTCACAACGAACACATCATGAAACAGCTTTCCTCGCTGTCCTTTCAGCTGTCCGGCATGCACGGCATATTTCTTTTGACGCCCCACTCGAACACCAATCTTTGTTCCGTCCGGTCTTATTTGGCTTTTGAAATCCAGAACGCGAAATCGCTTAACTGTGTCCTCAAGGAACCGTGTCGGCGTGCTCTTTGGCGTGAACTTGAACTTTGTGATTGCATGTTGTTCCGAACGAAACAAAAGTTCACCCTCGGGCTCCGACGCCCTTGCTTTTGCGTTTGTCGTTTGAGATCGCCCCTTAATTCCGGCGGATGCTTCCCCGGAATACGATGCCTTTGCTCTGTTAGAAAGTACCCGTTGCGCCTCTTTAAGCGTTGCGTTGACTGCCTTTGAAATCACCGCCTCTTCGCTGATATGTTCCACCTTCCGAAGCGCGGCAATAATCCGCTCCAGGTCTTTCGGGTCCGCATGAATGCTTACGCCGCTGATTCTACCCATTACGATCTGAACCTCTGAATCGTAATCGAATATATTCCGCCTTCGTCTCTGCTGTCTGTCACCAAGTATGCCTCTCCGTCAAAAATCAGCTGTCTTCCGCGCGCCGGCTGCTTTCCGAAATCTTTTCTCGCCACATAGATAATCATGTTGTCCTCAAAGATGCCGTCAATTCGACTGTGCTCAAACTGCTTTTTGCCTCTTGCCTCGACCTCGTTTGCGTCCACCGTGCACACAATCCGCTTCCCATTCAGCATGTGAAACTCTCCGAACTCCGCGTCATTCAGGAATACCTTCTTGATATCACCGGCAGCCAATTGCTTGAAGTTCGGTCTTCTGTCTTCCGGGCTCATTTTTTCTCTTGCTTTCTTCCCTTCTTCGGGACTCCTACAAGCAGCTCTCCCTCATTACCCTCTGAACTGCTTGCCGCTTCAATCCCTGCCGGAAGTGCTTCTGCGACCGCCTTTACCTCCGGCTCCGCCTGTAGCTGCATCGCCGCCCACTCTTCTTCTGTGCAAACGCTTCCACATTCTTCCATCGCTTCCATCAGCGGCAAATCGTCCGGAATTACTTCACCCCGGATATACATGTGATTCCCGCTGAACAACGTTCTAAGCGCGATCATCCTACCAGCTTCACTTTCACAGTCAGCTCGCCCGCCTTGCTCGCCGCCGCCGCGTATCCGGCCTCAACCGTTCCCGTCAGCGCAATTCCGGTTGTATCCCAGAACAGCGGTACGCCCATGGCAATCATATCCGAAGCGGTCTTCTTCGGCATTGCAAAAACTCCCGTCACATGTACCGCTCCAATCTCGCCCTTCGCGATATCTGCTCCTGCAATCGCAATGCGCTTGTTTCCAAGCGTTACAATATCTCCCGCATTAATCTCGCTTCCGGTCTCGTTCTTATAGTCCAGCGCTTCGCCGCGCATCTCATACATTGCCTTCATTCTTGATCCCTCCGTTCGCCTGTCTTCTCGTTAAAGCAGTAATGCTATTGCGGGACACCATGCGTCTTGTGCCCCGCTTTCGCTCATTACTGAATCACCACACCTGCGTTTCTCGCAATTCCTCTGAAATCTCTCACGTTTACGCCGAAATCGCCGTAAATCTTCCAGTAGAATCCAAGTTTCGTTGCCACCGTGTCGCGCTCCACAATCGGCTTCTCCTGTCCATTCAGATAGTCTACCTGAATGCTCTTTGCGCTGTTCGGATCCGCAACCATGAACCACGGCGCCTTGCCGCTACCCGCGAGCATGTTCAGAACCGGAGTCTCAACGATTTCAATCGGATATCCATGCAGCGGGTTCACATCGTTAAAATCACTTCCCACGACCTGTGCCGAATGGAAGATCACCTGTAAATCGAATCCCCAGCCAACCGGGACCACAATATACTTCGGTCTGACATACATTGCCTTATCGAAGTTGTCCCTCTGCAGCTGCATCATCGTAATCATCTCCTGGATAACCGCCTGCGTCGGCTTCTCGCCCGCTCCGCTTGCAAGGTTATTGTGGTTTGCGTGAAAGAGATTCACGCCATCGAACGTCACACCATTGTCAAAAATCTTACGGTACACCATCTCGTCAATCGTGTTCTTGTACCGCTGCGCATACAGTGCCGGAACCCTCGTCAAAAAGCCGATATCGTCATTGATAAATGCCTCTCGCGTCATGCTGAAACTTTTTCCGTAGGTGTCCAGCTTTCTCGTGGGCAGCAAAGCCGTCTTCGGAACATCTTCTTTCAGCTCGCCGTTCTCCGGCACTCGTTCAAAAGCCGAAAGGCCGCCCATCACATATTCATGATCTCGGCTCTCCTTGAAGTCCTGCAGGGTTCCCTTCGTCGTCCACTTCTGAAAAGTTGTATTGACGGCGTCGTACTGCTGCACGATTGCCTTATTGATTGTCGTGTCAAGAATTGCCGGGAACGCACTGGACGGATTGAAATACTGTCTCGTAAGCATGCTGAACATCTCATCACCGCTCATCTCTCTGGTCCCCGACACATTTTCAAATCTCTCAAGGCACTCTTCGCCGATTGCGCGCAGGCTCATTCCCGCTCTTCTTCGTGCCGACTCGCTTGCACCCTCAACGTCCATGCCGCCCTTCATCAGCAACGCATCTGTCATATCCCGAACATATCTGTCCTGACCGGTCTCGCCCGTTCTTGCACCCTGCGCCGCCGGCGCATTCGTGCTTCTCAAGCTCTCAAGCACATACTTGCGCGCGCTGTCAAGCGAACTTCCGTTTCTAATCATCTCTCTCAGATCCACACCGAACTCCCGCTCCATGCCGAGCAGCGCATCCGTTCTCTCCCGCTCTCTCCTCAACGCCTCGTTGCCCGCCGCTTCGTCTGCCGCGCCGGAACGCTCCTGCGTAGCATTTCCCTCCGGGCTGTTTGCTGTCGGTGCCGCCGGGCCGTTGTTCACCGGCACCGCCTGTCTCTCATCATTGTTGCTATTCTCAGTCTCTCTTCTCTCGTTTGCCATTTCATCCTCCATGTTTTTATCTTCCATGCTTCTTCCAACGCCTACACTGTCATCTGCCGGTACCGATACAATTGAAATCTCATACGGCCACCATCTTTTTGCAATGTAGCACTCACCCTTAAACCTTCCATCCGTCGATTTCTTTCCCTTTTCCACCTCCTCCCACACATCGACTTGATATCCGACCGATACCCCCTTGAGCGTTCCGGACTTCACCTTAGCAAAGACCTTTTCCGCTTCTGCGTCGTTATCAAACTTTACCTTGGCTTTCCCTCGCCCGTTCTCAATCCACGCTTCGACCACCCTGCCAATCACATAATCCCTGTTGTGATTAAATAGCGTGCATCCAATTGTCTGCAATCGCGCAAGGTCTACGCATCCATCACTGTGATCCAGTATCTCTGTTCCGAACCACCGTTCGTAAGGTGTCTCCGAAGAAAACGAAAGTTCTACAACTCTTTCATCCTCTCCAGTCTCTGTAACCTCGGATATTTCTCCCTCTGCTGCGTCTCTCTGAAAACGTTCCTGTGCTTCCGGGCGAGGCGCGTTATTATTCGTCGTCTGTCCCTGTCTGCTTTTCTTCATTCTCCGCTATCCCTTCTTTTCTTTCTCCGAGTAATTGCCCTGTCAAATCTATCCCCAGTTCACTCGCATAGTCTTTTACTCGCGCCATTTCCTCAAGCTGCTCCTGCCAGTCTTTGCCGTTCTCTGCCGCCATGTCGGCAAATGTTTTCTGCCCTGTCAAAAGCGCGTCTTTGTTTGCCGCCGCTTCTTTTGCGGGATCAATCCACTTCTTCGGTGACTTAATCCATTTGTGACGCGTGTACTCATTCAGCTTGTTGAAGAAATTTCTTTCCTCCGGCGCACCGCTCTCAAACAGCTTGTTCTCCAAAAACAGTTCTCTCACAAACGTTTCATAGATTTCATCCATCACATCCATGAGCTGTTGGCGCTCTTCTTCAAATGTCAAATCGTCTTCGATTGCACCTTGTCGCGCCGAAGAATAATTTGTCTCTGACATATCTCTCGACGCGAGCTCATAACTCAATCCCTGCCCGCTACCCAGCATTCTTATTTGCTGCTTGATATGTGCTGTCGCGTCCGTAGCCTGCATGTTCGGCTGTACTACGCTGATATCGTCTCCCGGCGACAAATAATTGATTGTTCCGGGCGAAATTGTTTTGCCCGCATATCCATCTTCCGGTCCGCCGTATGTTCTTCCCGTTGTCGGCGGCGAGTCGCGCTTGATAAAGATACTCAGACACGCTAGCAGGCGCTCCTTCACCGCGAGCGCTCGCATAAACTCATTGATATCTCTTACTCGCGTAATTGTCGCCGCAAGGTCTGATACCTCTCTAAGCTGCGTCGGCCTATTCTTTGTGAAATAGAAAATCACGTCCTTTGCCGGATAGAACTTTGGTTCTGTTTCCGTCAATCCGTCCGGCGAAAACTGCCTGATATGATATCCGATTGCCTTGTTATAGGCGTCATATTCGATTCCACCGATTATTCTGTTGCTCCCGCGGCCTGTCGCCGTGTCATCCAGCGCATCCACCTCAAGCGCCTGTAGCTTAAACTTCATGAATCCGCCGTCTGTGTGCGTCTTAATGAACAGTATTCCGCCATCCACTTTCTTTCTGCGAATAGCCATACGCATCAGTGAATCAAAGCTTTGCGTTCCCGTTACATCGCAGTTTTCCTTCTTGCACCAAATCTCCCATGCTTTTTCAATTCGCTCGCAAATTTCCGGTGATTCCGCCTTAGACCTAAGCCTGATCCCTGCGCCGTACACATTCCGCTTGTACGCGCCGACTATGGCGTTCATCACATCCGAGTTCCGCTCAAGGTCTCTTGCGCGTGCTCTCAACGTGTCCCGCGCCCCGGCGTCTTGCCATGCCGCAGGAATGTTTGCGGCATACCAGTTCGTGTTTGAGTTTACATTGCTGTGGCTTGCGCCGTCATAGCTCATTGACCGTTCCAGCTCCAACAATGCCCGTTTGAATGCCGCCCGCTTATACGCTATCTCCGGCGAGAACACGCCTATAACCTTCCCCAAAATGTCCATCTGCTTACCGCCCTTGGAACACCGCAACAAATGTGTCCGGCAATAGGCTTGTCGGCTCGCTTGCTTGTACCGTTGCTTTCAGCTGTTGCTGCATCTTTAACAGCTGTCTCAAATCTGCACGTTCCAGTTCTCGCGTTCCGATCTTGTAGCGCTGTCCGCCTTGAAGCACCGCATAAATCGCCGCGTTTACTGTTTCAAGCTGTTCCTCCGGAGTCCCGTATACTTTGAGTTCATCTTCGCTCATGTGTAGCCCTCCATCCAGTTATCCACACTCTGTATCCATGCTTCTTCCTTTTTGACCGCTCTCTGCTCAACCTTTTCTTCTTGCTTTTCAGCCGCCGCAAGATGCAGGCTTCTAACCCCGCAAATCTCTGCCGCCGCCATTGCATAAACTTCGCAGTCCAGATAATGGTTATCTGCATGAGAGTGTTTCAATCTCCATACAGTTTTGCTTTTCCCACCGTAACGTTCAACGACTTTGTGTTCTGCTGTCACTTGTTGCCTATACTCTTCGTCGCATCCTCGGAATACCATCCATGATCCTTGTCCATTATCGCGCCGCATCCGCGCCGAAATAGAATCTTTGAATTGGCTTCCGTCTACCAGAACCAGTTGCATTCCGTACGCCCGCGAGCCCTGCCGGTCTACTTTGCTGATTTTGTACCTGTCCCTCATTGGATTTGACGAACCTTTTACCGGCAGCGCCCAGTCTGAATTGCTCACGCAAAAATCATATGTGCTATCCGCTTGATATCCGGAGTCTACAAGACAAAGCTTCACAAGCATCTTTCTTCCATCCGCCGTTGTGTACTCACGGTTCATCGCGTCGGCAATCTCTTCAAAGCTTAGCGCCTGTCCGTGCGTTATGTTTTGTGACGTTGTGTATTCCCCCCAGGCTCGAATTGTGTAGTACAAGCTTGTTTCCTGTACGTCTACACCGCCCGTCAAAAAGGCCGCCCATGACGGCACAACAAACTCTTTTTCTTCGGTCTCTCTGTCCTTCACCGTGTCCTCCGTCGTTTTTAGCTTCGTGTCCTCCCACGGTTCTCCCAACCATGAATTCGTAAAGTTCTGTAGTTGCTCCGGATCCTCATACGATTTCAAGAACTCTTCTGCCACATCCTCCCATTTGAGAAAAACGCTATACAACGAATTTATCCAGAACCCTACCGACCGCGGCGCTCCAATGCCTCTTTTTCTGACCGCTCGCCATTCACCTCGCCGCAGCATTTCCGGTTTGCTTTCATTCTTGATTTCCAGCCCGCACGCCTCACAGAAATATTTGGCTGTTTTGGCGCGCTCTGCTATGCTCATCCGCTTCTCATCATCTTTTTCAAAGTTGATTTGCGCGAACCGCAGTTCTATCATCTCTCCGCAATTCGGGCACGGCACAAAATAGTGCCTCACCTCATCTGCCCCATCATGCAGATGCCAAATGTAGTTGTCGCGCAGTGTCGGCGTAGAACATGCATACACTTTTTCTTGTGGCCTATATGTCTTTGTTCTCTCCAGTGCCAGGTTGAACGGGCTCGCCTCTTTCTTTGACGCTCCACCCATCTTGTCAATCTCATCAAAAAAGAGATACTTAATCGGCTTCGACGCCAGCTTTGACGGGCTCCCCGCTCCGTTCAAGAAAAGTGTCATCGTCGTAAACCTCAACTCCAGTTCCTTCGACTCCTGTTCTTTGAAAACCTTCTTAACCTCCGGAATCAGTCGGAAGGCGGGTTTGATTCTCAAGTTTGACACTTCTTTCCCTAAATCATCTGTTGGATAGACAATCATTGTCGGTGCCGGGCTTTCAGTCACGATATATCCCAGCATGTTCAGCATGGCCTCTGTTCCGCCAATCTGTGACGCCTTGCAAAAGTAAATTCTTCTGACTGCCGGATCCACAAAGCTATCCATAATCCCGCGCAAATACGGTGTCACATCGTTGGACCATTTGCCCTGTATATTTGACGTCCCGTCCAGCACCCGGTACCGCTCTGCCCATTCAGACACTGTAAGTGTTTCCTTCGGGCTTAACGTGTTCCGAATCACGCGCCGAAACAATTTCGCCGTCTTTCTTCTCTGCCGCTCCCGGTCGCTCACTCTTCACCTTCCTCGCCTTCTGCCGTCTCTTCTGTCCGCTCTATTTCGTCAGGATTGTATTCTGCCAGCTCGGAAAGTGCGTCTTTTACCCCTTCCTCTATTTTTTTCACAACCAGATTTATATCTGTCTCTCCAATTATTCCAATCGCCAGTTTTGGCGGCAATAAAGTCAACTTTTGCTTGAAATGTTGCAGCATATCCGTCAAAAACAATTCAACATCATCGGCTCGATGCATCTCCCTCTTTAGTCTTTTTAATTTAATTTCGGATATTTGCTTTTTAATTTCTTCGTGCTCTGCGCTAACTCTTTCTTTATCTAAATTCCCTTTTCTTCCCGTCTCTTCGTCTATCTTGAATTCGATATATTCTTGAACGCATTTTTCTAATGAATATCTTTTGCTTCCGGGCGCGAATTGGAAAAGGCCTTCTTCGCGTAGCTGTCGCACTCTTCTGGAGGTGATTCCGAGGCACGCCGCAAGCTCTTTCTGGTTCACCTCCATGCCTCAAATGTCCCCTCTCTCATTTCCGCTTTTTCTCCCTATCTGTTTTGCTTGCCTTACAAGGAAGCGTTTTTTGGCTCCCCGCCCCATTTTGAGGAAGGAAGTCACCCTAAAAAAAAGTCTTTATAGCCAAAAACGCCGCGCCTCTTCCGCCCCGCTATACCCCACCCCTCCAGGAAGTACCTTGTAAGTTTTTCGTTCTGTGCTCAACCGCTCATGTGTGGCGCTTTGCGCGTGGTACGCGCGCTCTTTTTTATATGCTTACTTCTCTGTATCATGCTAGTATATATAAAGAAATATAAAATCAAGTTAATTGATTCTTCAACGACTTTATATAATAAAAAAGGCGTCCGCA